CTTCGCAAACTTTGCCTAATATATATAGCCCTCTTAATATTCAAGCACCGCAAGCTGGAACCGCTGGACAAGTTTCACCAATCTTATTACCCGACCCTGCGACAGCCGCATTGGCGCAGAGTCTTGGAAGGACAACACCATGAACAAAGATAGATTAAGAGAAGAGATTGCAGAAGACGAAGGATGCAAATACGAGGTGTATTTGGATCATTTAGCACTGCCAACCTGTGGTGTGGGTCACTTGATCACTGAGCATGACGAAGAATATGGCAAACCAGTCGGCACCGTTGTTGAACAGGAACGAGTTAGAAACTTATTTTCTTTAGACATTGCTGTAACGATTGACGAGTGCAAAGTTCTTTACGAGGACTTTGACGACCTGCCTGAAGAGGCGCAACACATAATTTGCAATATGATGTTTAATATGGGCAGACCGCGTCTTTCTAAATTCAAGGGTATGAAGGCTGGCGTTGATGCTAGGGACTGGAACGCCGCAGCCGATGAGATGGTTGATTCCAGATGGTATACGCAGGTTCCGAACCGAGCTAGACGTTTGGTTGACCGGATGAGGGCATTAGCCGAAAACTAGACCACACACAAAGCTGGTGCACCAAAGGATGATGAGGATGTCTCTTGTCATCCTACCTCTCCCCAGTTGTCCCCCAACTCCTGATCTACCTTGCTTGGCACTTTCAGTTCTAGGCTGGTTTCCATTATCTCGGTGATTCTTGCTGCTTGCTCCTCGGACTCGACATTGAAGCACAGTTCATCATGTACCGTAAGCAACGGAACCAGTCCTTCCTTGTAGCATTCAACCATCGCCTGTTTGGTTTGATCCGCAGCAGAACCTTGAATTAGCCTGTTCAAAGCCTTATAAGTAAATGCGCGGCGGAGATGCATGCCATATTCCTTTTCAGCGGCTTCCCTTGGCATAGGCTTGTTATAGCCGAATGTTCTAGGCTCCCACATATTGAAACGACATAACCTCCCAAGTATGGTTCGGATCTGACCATGTTTAGCCGCCGCACCCGAAACTCTGTCTGCAAGTCCTTTAACAAACGGCACTTTTTTATGATACTGGTTCAACAGTTCCTTTGCCTCTTCAGGGCTGATGTCCATTGTATGTGATAACTTACCCACACCCATACCGTACATAATCCCCAAGTTTACAGTCTTGGCTTGCTTGCGAGTGATGTTCGCCATGTCCGCTACCATCTGGTGGAAGTCCGCATCACCTTTATGGTACTCCGCTACAACATCATCAATCGCTGGATGACGATCCTCCTCGTTTAAGGATGCACAGTAATGCACCAAGAGCCTTGGCTCCTGACTCGAGTAGTCAAAGCTGCCCCACTTGCAGTCATCGTCCGGCACAAACAAACCACGGATCATAGCCTTGATCTCTGGATCTCGCGCTGGGATTTGCTGAAGGTTGGGATTGCTTGACGAAAATCTTCCGGTAACCGTACCGCCATCGTCAGAGCGAAGCTGATGAAACTCGCAGTGTATACGGCCTTTGTGTGAGAACTTTAGGATGTTATCTACAAACGTATTGCTTGCCTTGTCTAGTTCGCGCAATCTCAGGATCTTGGCGGCTACCTCGTGTGGATGCGCTTGCAGAAATGCTTTGGTAAAGGATGGCTGTCCATTGCCCTCTGTATTGTTGTAATGCAGATTGTGGTAGTCAAACACCTTGGCAACGCTCTTGGCTACCCACGGTTCAACTTGGACTCCTGTATCACGTTTTATTTCTGCTACTAGTTCTTTCTTCCGTGCAATCAACTTCGTCTTGGTTTGTTCGGCTTGGTCGATGTTTACCTTTACACCCTTCTCACGCATATCAAGCATGACTGGTATCAGTGCCGTTTCCAGATCAAACACCGTCATAAGGCTCTGCACCTCAATCTCGGTCTTGAATCTCTGCCATAGCTTGAGTGTAATCTCCGCGTCCTTCTCGGCATACGCACCCACAAACCGTGAGTTCAACCGCCACATCTCGCCCTTGGGGTCAAAGCCGTGATCGTTGGCAGCGGCACGAAGCGTCCGCTCGTCCTTCCTCATGTTGATGTAGTCTCTGCCCAGATTGTTCAAGCTGTAGCTAAATCTGTTCTCGTCAATCAAAGGCGCAGCCACCATGGTGTCGATGATCGTGCCTTGGATCTTGACTCCTGCCCATCGCAACCAGCCAGCATCATATGTGGCGTTATGCATGATCTTTGGAATCTTAGGTGTAGCAAGCTGATCTGCCAGCCAAGACATGACCTTCTTTAAGGGGATGTTACCACCGCCCTCATGTGCGATAGGGTAGTATCCAATAAAGTCACCAGCCGCAATAGCCACGCCAACGATGAAACCGTCACCTCGTGCCCATCCTGGGCCTAGGGTTGTCAGGTTCGGATCGCTTGTCTCAAGGTCTACGGAGATGTATTCACTGTTGCGGAGATCAGGGAAGACCTCTGGAGGTAGCCAGTCCTTTTCTATAACGTCTAAGTCCATGCGTTCTAGAAAACTAATTTGGCTTTTTTCTTTAGCCATCAATCTCTCCTGCAAGACTAGCGTAACCAGCAAGGTCAACCCAACTGTCTTGATGTGTAGGTGTAACAATTAATCGCGCCATTTTCAAGGCTGACAGGCAAAGGTAAACCTCAGACACGGTAACCTCACGATCCAAGATCACAGACCACAACTTCGCCACACGTTCATGGTTCTCGTATGCGTCACCATAATCCTTGGCTCTCGGACCGTTGACCAGGTTCTTTGCTTCATCTAATAACTTATCGCGTTTCATATTCCATACCTATATCTTGCTGGTGAATCTACTATATGCAGGTTGTGCCGTGCTCTTGTTATGCCTGTATAAAACACACGGTGCTCATCGTCCTGATCAGGGTTGTTGACCGCTGGAAACGATGACTCGGTTAAAAGCATTATATTATCATCCTCGCCGCCCTTCATCCGGTGGATAGTAGACAAGGCTATACGAGGCTTCAAAAGATCCTCGCCGCGCCTTCTGATTGCAGCGACATATGTAATATCCTCTCTGGACATGTTTACAACCGTTTCTGGTCGTGTGTCTATCGAGGCCAGCAATCCATGATGGGCAACAAGTTCTTCGTACCCATACAATCCCTCTGGATCTACTGTGTCAAAAGTCTTCTTGGCTCCACGTTTGAGCAACGCCTTTTCACCCTGCTTGGGCATCAGGTCATACATCTCTCTCAGACTGCCGATACTTACCTGCTTGCCATCCGCCAGCAAACTCCATGTATCCATACCCTGTAGATATGCTGGGTTTAAACTTGGTCTGCCAAACCGCTCAAACAGATAACCGTCATCACGCAACTGGTTGTGAATAAAGTTCAAGGATCTGTTGGTTCTAGCCATAATAGTCCACGAACCTTCATCAATATTCACATCATACCAATTCATGTGAAAATCTACCAAGCCATCTTCATCTCTGGGCTTCCAGTCCTTGTGCTGCCTGTACCCTATCCGATTTACCACCTTGTTAGCTAAATGATACACGGCTCTTGGTACACGGTAACTCTGGTTCAAAATCTGCTTGTTCTTGGAGGCATTCATAAAACTGCTAATATCCACACCGTTCCAACGGTGGATGCACTGATCGTCATCGCCTGCATACCAGACTCGGCTGGCATTCTCTTTCAATAGAAGAACCTGCTTCCATTGTAGGGGCGTAAGATCCTGCGCTTCGTCCACGATCAGAACATCAAGCGTGGGGGCTGTCCCCTGATCCACGAACATCTGAACCATATCGGTATAGTCAACCTTGTTAAGGTCGCTCTTATATATGGCGTATACTTCGTTCACACGTTTGAGCATTGACCAATGCAATGTGTAATCGCCTTTGTCATTGTACTCCTGATCCATTGTAATACAGCGCAGCTTGGCGCGGCTGATTATCTCGAGGTAGCGATTGCCCTCCTTGGCGGACAACGGAACAAGACCCTCTTCCAATGCTTCGGCAGTGCTAGTGTCAAACTGCATACCCAGAGCCTGACCCAGTTTTCTAAAATCTGCTGGCTGAATCGTGTCGCGCTTATCCATGCCCAACCAGTTGAAGCCAATCGAATGTAGCGTCTTGAACCACGGTACATCTTTTTCTGTAAGACCTAGTTCTTTGCCCACACGATCTCGTGCCTCTTCAATAGACTTACGAGAGAAAGACACAAACCCTATACGATCTGGCGGCGTACCACGGTTCAGTTCGTCACGCACAATGTTAATCATCGTATGTGTCTTGCCGCATCCAGGTGGCCCGAAGATCAAAGTTTCTTCAGGCATCTTCACTCTCACGAGGACGAGAGTCTAGCCACTCTTGAACTTCCATCATGCTCCAGCGCGATACACTGACCTTACCATCAGACTTATGCGCTCCAAAAATAACAGGCTTTGGAAAATGCCCCTCTTTAACCCACCCATAGATTGTAGACCTAGAGACTCCCAGCATCTCTGAAATGTCCCCAACCTTGACATAGGAAGGTAGTTTAGAACGGGATGTCATTAAACTTCTCCTTTGTTGGTAACTCAATTTCATTTATTTCAAACTCTGGCACATGCCATACACGCAGGTTCTTCCACTGGCCTGTATCATCATCCTTCAACTTGTAGATGCTGTTACACTCCTGCCCACCATTTAAGTCCTTCAACCGCTCCTGTATCTGTGGTCTTTTGTATTCGTTGAAACCACGGTTGCGTAAGAACTCCATAAGTCCTTTCAGCGTAAACAAAGTCATGTCATTCTCTGTCCAAGGCTTACCCATAACCATTTCTTCGGGTGACCGTGCCCTGATCCGACTGGTACAGAATATCTCAAGCAGTTCCTCAAACTGTCCCTTGAAGGTCAGTTCCTTTGGAACCTCGATAGCTGTCGCATTCTGTAACATATTGTTAACCACAATCTGCCAGTCTGATGCTTTGAGGAGTGGTGGCATGGAGTCTATCTGTTCCATGCATGCACGTTGAAACTGCAACGGCATCTGCAATTGTTCAGTGGTCAGTTCTAAACGCTTGCCATCTACATCCATAAAGTAAAGCCTAGGCTCGGACTTCAATACCGTAAGACCACCGATAACAGGCATGGAGTCGTTCTTGCCGATCCCGAACTTGGCTTGCCTACAGGCAGACTTATCGAAATGGCTGCCCATGGGTTCTTCTTTACAAAGATAACCATAGTCCTTCTTCTCATGCTGGTTTTGAATTGTAACTACTTCACTAGCTGGCAGGGATGGCTTGCAATATTTCTGGTTCCACTTTTCTAAAGTGGCTTTCCAATTATCCGGGTACATCATCTTGGCAGTTACTGCCGCATGAAACATAACCTTGTTCCTCGTGCCATCAGGCACAGAGGTAGCAAACATTATACGCAAACATGGAGGCATGCTTTGCAGTTCGGAGTCTTCATCCACAAACTGTAACTGCCGCAGCTTTTCTAGCGTGGTGCTTTGCTTCTCAACCATGGTCAAGAAACCTTCAAAGTCCACCTCTTCGCCCTTATCATCTATGGCATAGCGCAAGGTATTCTTCTGATCAAAGTATGGCAGATTAATAAAGTTACCAACATCACCACGCTCGGCAAGAATCTTGTCCTGCTTTGGGAACACTTCACAGCCCCCAAACCCTAGCACCGCAGCAAACTCGGTCAGATGATCCCTCATATCAGTTGCACTAATCCAGTCCTTGGTAAACAAGAACAGGTGTGCACCTCCAGATTTAGAACGGCAAACAACTACAGGTATTTTAAAACGGCGGCACTTCTTCAAGATTGCTAGATGGTCAATCGGATATGTATCAATATCTAATGCACCAAACTTGCACATGTTCTTGTCGTTGATCGGTATAGAACCTATACCGTGCTTGCCCTCAAGATGACCTAACACAAGTTCTTTGGTTAGTGGCTCTCGGACAATGAAACTCTTTGCCTCTGTCTTGCCGTTTCGTCTTGTGCTTCCTACTGTTGTCTGACCGTGTGCAACGCTTGACCCTTCAAACGCCGCCATGAAACGGTCCGCTAATTCCATTGTATACTCCGTGAAAGAAGGGGAGACTTGCGCCTCCCCTCAAGGTCAATCTAGAAAGGTACGTCATCATCCGTTAATGGAGTACTGGCTTTCTTAGCATTGGCTGGCACTTCTTCTTTTGCCGCCTTTGCTTCACCCTTCACAATTGATTCACGAAATGCTTTAGCCTCATTAAAAAGACTCTTCTTCTGGACAAACCCGACCTTCTCAACAGACCAGTTGTACCAAGATCGCAGCGAACCCTCGACAGTCTTTGACTCTTCGACTACTGCCAACTTCCACATGGTAGCAAACAGAGCCGGTGTCTTCATCTCATCAGTCGTTGGGTGCTTGACCTTCTGCATCGCAATCTGTGTTTTCCAACGCCGACTGACCTTTAGACCAGTTGACTTGAAGTCTACAATCGCTTTCTCATACATGCCATCGTCACCAACAACCAAACAAAAATGCTGATCTGTCTTAATTACCTCATTGCCGTTGGGTAAAAACTCTTTGGCTCCAACCCGCTCTGTTTGATTAAGACGCGGATCGTTGACTGGCACTAGACCCAAGAATCCACCACCTTGATCTTCTGGTGAGAACTCTGGATAGGTCGTAGTTTGATAACACGGAATAACTGTAATCCCTTTTTCACCATCCCAGATCTGACCGGAGACAGTGTTAAACACATCCCCTTGTTTTAGATCCGGTAAGTACTTGGCATCACTCTTTTTAAGTTGCGGTGATGTACCTTGAGCAAGACGTATATATGGTATCTCCAGTTCTGTGGTGTCATATTCCACACCTTCACCAGAGGTTGCCATGATATCGTCCATTATTTCGGCTGGCAGACCAGCCACTTCTTTTTTTGCTATTTCATTAGCCATCTTACTATTTCCTTTTCACTTCAGCAGTTCTTGCTACATAGGCTCCAAACATATCCAGATCTATCGGTTGACCTTTTTCTACACGCTCACGCACGAATGCCTTCAGCGTCATTGAATGGATATGAGTTTTGTTTTCGGGATGAAAACCGCGCTTCTCCAAGTCATGCATGACTTCACCAGCCATATTGTCTTGCCCACGCCCAAACGACACAACGATGTCGTTCTTGATTATGTCATCCAGACCATGTTCACGGAGCCAATTAAATGCGTCCTGCTTCCGGTCGGCAGGAATTGAAGCTGACACAAACGGCTTCAGTGTAACGGTAGCACCGTCAACATCCACACGCTCGATACCCATCTCGTCCATGAGCATA